GGTCCTATAATCGTGTTAGGATCTGAAAGGACAAAAGGCAGAAAACTGGGGTCAGTATAGTCTACCATAGGGGCGTTACGGCTCGGTTCATAATAGAACAGCACATCACCAGCCTGAGATGTAGGGCTGCTTGTAATGTAATGCACTGTCAATGAATTGACCTTGAATTTTGCGTAAGTCTGGCAGTATGTTCTTAAGATGCTGCTAGGCAATGCGCACGGAGTAATCGGCATTCCGCCGATAAGCTCCCAATCCACAACTGCCGCAGCAGTAGGGCTGAGTGCAAAAGCGAAATCGCGACCACACACACGCGCACCATTAGGTGTTGACGTGACGTGCGGTTTTGAGCCTCGCACCGAGTTACCAACCGCGACAGGCGCTGTGTTGATTCTTGAAACCGCTCCAAATGAATTTGGGCGGCCGTTTTGCTTTTTCTGATTCTTTGAAACCATGATAGAAAGCAATTATTGATGTTTAATGTTATTATTTTGATTATTTTACTCCTCCAACCTCCACTAAATTTTCTAGTTCTGTGTTCTACGCTTCATGGAGTAAGCTCGCTTATAACGACCATTAAAACCGAATGGTTTAAATTTCAGTTGTGATGATGTTAACAGTTTGCTATTGATAGCGTTCTCCTGGAGTTCTTTATGTTTCTGGAAGTGTTGCGCTTGTAAAGCTATTATTTCTTCGGGAGTTTTCTTCTTTTGTTTTGCTGGCTTCTTATTCTTGCGTTTGAACAAGCGGGTAAACAGTGAACGCGGATCATTGACCACAACCTCTTGAGCCTGCATCATTGGTGGCTTATTAGCCTGATCGGTTTTGGGTGTGGTGGTCGCCGCTGGTTTACTACTTACTGCTTTCCAGCGTTTTTCGTAATCCGCACTTTTGTCTTTCTTAATGACAGGTGCGACCGGATCATGGGACACAGTTTGCTTCCATCCTTCGGGCTCCGCTTTTTCAGCTTTTGGAGCAAACATGTTTTGCCGCTTTTTCGGATCGGTAAGCTGATAGGCTTTCACAGCTTTCTCTGCTTTTTCATAAGCGCCTCCTGGGAGACGATCATTAAGATCCACGATGCCTTTGACACCGCTATAAACTAAACCAAGAACGCCGCCAAGTGGGCCACCTAAGGTGGTTCCAGTCTTGACACTACTAAGCATATTGCTTAGACGGTCTTTGGTGTAGTTGCCGTACAACACACTGTTGCCTGCTAATTTAGCTAGGGCTCCAGGTATTGCTGAGGCTTGTTCATAAAACGCTTTATCTGCCGCAGCTCTGTGATACTTGTCTTTAAAACGAGCATAACTAGAGTCGTGGTAATAAGCTAAAAGATCTAACTCATCTTGGGGGTCTGAGTCACCCCATTCTACGCTTTCCTGATACTTTCCATCACTCCAATGAGGACCGATGTAGTTGCCAAGGTAAGGCAGACCTTCACCATTTAATGTGGTTATGTCTATCCCTTCCATGGTTTGTTTTGGTGAGTGTTTTGTGTTTTATGGTATTATTATTTTTATTTTACTCCACCGCCACCAACCACTACGCGCGGTTACGCGGGTAGTTTAACGACTTGCCGGTCGAAGCATCGCAGCTTAGAAATCATACGAGTCATACCCGTACTGCGATGCTAGCAAAGCCTTTCTACTTTTTACGTAGCACAGGGGGAATTGCCCTGGTTGGTCCTTCCTCAGTCGATGGAAAATGTTAAGAAAGAAGTTATAGCGTTCTTCATGGTGCCTGTGGTCGCCCATGTAGTTACTTAAAGCACTGGCCAAGTTCTCAATTTTGATCGTTTTGAGATGCTCAACGTGTTTTGTAAAACGTTGAGGGAAAAACTGCCAACGGTGGCGGTCATCTAGGCGCAGATCAGCACTAAAATATTCACTGTATTCTAATGCTGCTTTCTCTTCTATTTCCATTTCTACCCCGAAATCCTCACTAACCTGTGCATACTCTTTTACAGAGCTATGCGCGGGTTCTTGTTCAACGTCGTCACCTCCGGCTACAATTCTTTTACTTAGAATATATTCGTCGTTGTGACCTAACTCCATTAGAACAATATTGTGGTGAATCAGCTGCATAAAGCTGTTTCCACAAATAGTGAGAAACCAGCCGCTCTTCATAATTCCATCCACTTTCATGTGGTAGCAACTTCCGTTAGAGCAGCGGTATGCACATTCTTTGTACATTTCCCTGATAGCATTTGGGACGTCAATGTCAACATAAGTTGAAAATTCACTCTCGGTCATGCCAGATGGCTTCACAGCCAACATTTGCACTACCAAGATATAAATTTCAAAATGCCATTCGAATGCATTGAAATCCCAGACTTTCTTATCGCTTGACCAGACTTTGCCTGGGAGAGCATTTTTCAGATTCGCGATATCACCCGGGTTGCCTGGGGCATAACCGTACTTAACTGGCATATTACGCCAATTATCAACAACTGTCATAGCGAAGTTCTTGAACAAACTAGCGTGTTTCACTAGTTTGTGTAACGGTTGTCCAGCCAGACCACGCGGACGGCCTACGGCTAACTTGCTTTTCTTGCAAGGTTCAGCTTTTAAAAACCATTTGAATGTGAAAGGCGCGTCCCATTCGTTAATTACGTGTTGGGCAAATCCTTTCTCACCATACTGTTTTAAAACCTGGCCATTAGTAG